AACTTCCAACGGGTTGACGGTTTTCAAGCGGTCTGGCGTAGGGCTTACGGCGTGATTTCCCGCGGTCTTATTCTGCTACCTTTCTATTCTATCTACATTATAAGAACACTTAACCAAAGGGCTTGAAGGACTGACGGCTTGAAGGCAACCAATAGGGCTTGAAGGTAACCAAAGGAAACCCATAACAACCTATAAAGGGACATGCCCCAACAAATCCTTTAAGTAAAGCACAAAACAAGCTAAGGAAACTAATTCTAAGCGGGTTTACCCTAATAAGTGGGCATAAGAGATGGCAACCCCTTATAAAACAAGCCAGCGTGTCCTACAGGGGGCGTGGTGGTGCGTGGCGTGGTGTGTTAAGCCCGATGCAACGGGGTAAACGGGGTAGGGGGGTCTAGAAAGTCCGTCGGATAAATAGAGAGAAAGGTACCCCTACGCCCCCAAAATATAGGAATGGGGGAAAACGCGTAAGCTATCCAATAACCCCCCTTTTGTTCCTACAAATGTACCCACAAGTGTTCCCACAAGTACCTATTTGTACCCACAAACTTACCTATTTGTTCCCACATTTGTACCCACATTGACATTTGTACCCACAAGAGTATAATTAAAGTAATGAGAACGACAGAAATAAAAATCAGGGTTTCGGAGGACGAGAAAGAGCTCTGTATAAGGGAAAGTTCAAGGTTGGGGATTAGTTTAAGTGAGTATATACGGGCTAGGATTGTACCCACAAGGGATGTACCCACAAAGGTTGTACCCACAATTGTACCCACAAAGGTATCTAAGAAGGTTGTGAAGGGGTTTTCGAGTGTACACACAGAGATTAAGGACACTCCTATTGTACACACAGGACATAAGAAGTTTAAGTCTAAGGTAGACGAGATAGAAGCCAGTGGGTATGAGGACGTAAGGGAGACAGCGGTTCAAGTGGAGGCACAGATGGGCAAGCAGATAAAGTACGCAATGAAGATGGGAGACCCAGAGGTATGGAAGGCTACTAAGGAAATGGTAGGGAGTTTTGGTTACAAGTTTGACATAACCACGAGGACATTAAAGAAGGGTAATATAGTTATTAGGAGATTTGACAGTTAAATTTATGGAAGCAAACCTGCTCAGTTATGCTTACACAGTGGAGGTATAAAATTATAAAGAAGTTTGGTGTGTATTACGACAGGATAATGAGTGCGGAAGAATTAAAGGATGTGGAGTGTCATAAGCCACGACCAGACAGGTTATTTATATACTCAGGGAGTAAGCGGGAGTACGATTTTGTAGACTACACTGGCAATGTACACGATTTTCATGTTAATATTTCTGATAAGACAGCCCTACTGGAGTTTTTAGGCTACATAAAATACATTGATAACAAGGAATACCGTGTCAAAGGAAAGTGAATTAAAACTTAAAATAACGGCGTACAAGAAGTCTTTAGACTTAACCACGTGGGACGACAAGACTATTTCCAGGGAGTGTAAGCGGCTTAGTGAGAAGCTGGGTATAGAGAGAATAGAGCCGAAGGAGTACAAGTTACTTCAAAGAATAGGGGAAGACTTGAAACTAGGCGAGAAGACAGACTTATCAGCAGCAGCGAGACAAGCGGGCTTTCCAGACTGGAAGGTAAAGCGTCCAGAAATGACCATATTAAGAGAAATACCCCAGGCGTTGTTTACTGAATTAGTAGGTATAAACCGCAACGAGATAGAAATGGAAATACTCAAGGTAATGAAACAAGACAAGGATTTAAGTGCCAAGAACAAGGCATTAGATTTAGCGTCTAAAATAGTTGGTATGAGTGAGTCTGACAAGGGGTTTCAGGTTAATATACTTAACAGTGGGATTACTGTAGCGGATTAAATTAATTGGAAGTAGTATGAAAAAATTAAAAGAGTTAAAACAGGACAAGGACAACGGGTATAAGTTATACGCAACGAGTGCTAAAGTAGACTTAAACGACGAATTAATGAAGAGTGACGTTAAGGAAGCGTTAAGAATCCAGATAGACAATGCTACAAAGGAGATTAAGAAGGATTACAAGGTGGTGTGGGGTCCTCAATATAATGTTGTAGGCGAGAGCCTACTGTGCCAGGTATTAGTTAAAAAGATTGCTCATAGGAATGGGAAAAAATAAAGTCTTCACGGTAACTCAAGTAAGTAGGAAGCCTACCTTGTTTAAGACTGCAGTACCGTTTGAAGTAACGCTCAACGGTAAGGTAATAGCCCAAGTGGTGAAACCAGGACGGTTATGGAGGTCTTGTGAACACTGTGGAGAGAACACTCAGAATATAATAGAGTTCCAGGACGAGAGTTTCAAGTGGAGGAAGATAGTTTTATGCGATAAATGTTCTAACGAAATAATGTAATGGCAAAACACCAAATTAAAACTCAGGACTTGAAGATACTTTGTGATAACAAGGTTATATACGACCCGTTGCCACAGCAGGTGAAGTTTCATACAGACCCAGCTAAATACAGGTTATTTGGTGGTAGTGCTGGAGGTGGTAAGACCTACGGACTGATTGCAGAGGCTATAATGAGGAGTATTAAGTACGATTTTCCGTTAACAGGAGCTATTTTAAGACGAAGTTTCCCAGAGTTAGACGCTACTATTATTAGAACTATGTTGACCATGTTACCCACATGGGCTTACAAGTACAACCAGAGTTCTCATATAATGACGCTTAACAACGGGAGTGTTATAGAGTTTTGCTACGCAGAAACAGACGCAGACGTAATAAGGTACCAGTCTAGAGAGTGGGATTGGGTTGGAGTCGATGAATTGACCCACTTCACGGAATTTCAATGGAGTTATTTAATGTCTCGTATGAGAACGGTAAAACCTATTAACACGAAGTTTTTTAGTGGTACAAACCCAGGAGGTAGGGGTCATAGTTGGGTAAGGGACAGGTTTATTAGTAAAACCTGTAAGAAAGAGGGCTATAAACTGTCTGATTACTCGTTTACTCCAGGTAATGTAGTCGACAACCCTTATATTATGAATAACAACCCAGATTATTTAGAACAGCTTAAAATGCTCCCAGAAGCAGAGAGAAAAGCACTTCTTTACGGAGATTGGAATATTTTTGATGGTATGTTCTTCAACGAATTCTCAGAAGCCAGACATGTGGTCGAAGATTTTCCTGTACCAGAGGAGTGGCAACTTGTTATGGGCTGGGACGACGGTAGGAGAGACTCTAGGAGTGTGCATTTGTACGCAATAGACAACGACAAGAGAATTTGGTGTATTTGGGAGTACTATAAGACAGAAGAGAACGTAAACGAAGCGGCGGACAATATAAAAGCACAGCTTAAAGACAAGGGGTACTGGGATAGGGTGTATAAATGCGTTGTAGACCCTTCCATGAAGAGATTAGACACTCAATCGGGTGTTTCCAGCATAGACATACTAGAGGCAAAGGGTTTTGGGTTTGGTATTGGAGAGGTAGAGTTAGGAGATAACAGAAGGGTCGAGGGATGGAGAATAATGAAGAGTTATTTAGCACACAAGCCGTATGAAGAGCCTATGTTGAAGTTTTTCAAGAGTTGTGGCAATATAATAAGGACGTTACCTCAATTGACCTATTATCAAAAGAGGTCTGGTAGTACAAGTAAGAAGGAGGACTTAGATACTACGCAGGAGGACCACGCAGCAGACGACTGTAGGTACGCTTTAATGTCACTGGACGTTCTTCCTTCAAGGTTTGGTGGTAGTTCGAACAGTTTTGAAGTTGCAAAACGTCAATATTCCCCAAACTCAAGTTTTTAAATAATTTTAGTAGTAGTAAGAATGAGTAAATACAAAGCGTATTTAGCTGAGAACTATACAGGTGTCGGTCCTTTTACAACGGACTGGGATTATGAGTTACTTAGCGATAAGTTAAGGCTAGAGTTTGATGATTATTTCGCAATCCAAGAGGGAATTGCAGGTGCAGGTGGTGGAAAAACAAAGCAATTGATTAAGGGAGACTATGTTAAGAGATTCATGGTGTCTAAAAAGGTTAATTTGGTTGATAATCCTATAAACGGTAACTTAAAATCCGTTTTTCTACTTAGAAAAGACGAGGAAAAGGTCGTAGACGATAGGGCTATGAAGAGTCTTGATGGTAGGTTTGGTTATAAGACAAAAGAGACCTCAGACGGATTGAAATCTGACCCAACTGGGTTCATAAAATTCGAATTAATTGGAAAATCAGCAGAAACGGTTGAAAAAGAGCAGGATTCTTTGCAAGTTACAGGAAATGATATACAATATTTCCAAGAAGAGGAAGAAAAACCAGCAGAAAGTGAAGAAAAGGCTGAAATATTCGTTTGTGAAGTGTGTGAAAAGGAATTTTCAACCCAAAGAGCACTAAATGCACATAGTTTAAGTCATAGGAAAGATAAATGAACGGAAGAATACAAATAGGTAGTTCCATATCGACAGATAGTGTACCTCCTGTTTTTTATAAATGGTTTGAAGGACTCAAGGATACGTATCAATACCGTACCATGGAGATTAAAAACGGTGAAATCCAGGTTGTACGAGTCAGAACCCCTATAGAAAGTTTGAAAAATGTTGAAAACCTGAAATACGGTAAGATAATTTCCGATAGTTCTGGAGAGTTTTTAGAAAGGACCTATATTCCTAGGTATAGCAGAGAAAAAGATTGTATTATACTGGAACAATAAAATAATAAATAAATACAATGAGTGAAAAAACACTACCCAAAAAGAGATATACCCAAGCTGAAGCTGGAGTATTAAAGTTAGTACGGGGTGATTACAATGCTGCTAAGACTGGGTTGCAGAATAACTCGTATCATAGTACAAAAGACTGGTTTAAAGTATGGGAAGACCAGGAAAAGATAGCTATAGGCTACTCTGAGAAGTCAAACCCAAAGGAATTCAAGTCAAATGTTAAATCCCCTATGTCTTCAGGTAGAATAGACTCTACAATGCAGAAGTTAAGGAAACTTGATATACAATTCGTTGTTAGACCAGACGACGTTAAGGATGATAAAGATAAGAGGAAAGGTAGGGTCGTACAAGAACTATTGAACAATCTATTCCAAAGAAGAGCACTTAAAGCTAGAATGAATACTTGGTTTCAAGACACACTAACTCACGGCTCGGGGTATTTGCATGTTTATTATCTTCAAAAGAAGAGAAAAGTGAAAATGCCTAAGATTGATACGGAGAAAATGACTTCAGAAGAGAAACAGCTATTAAAAGACAATAAAAAGGTCTATGAAAAGACTGAAATTGTTGATTATGATGACATAGCTTTTGAACCAGTTAAAATACAGGAAATCTTCGTAGACCCATCAGGTAGGAACTTGCACGGTACAAGTTACGAGGCTCAGTACATAATTAGACGTATGTTACCTTCTTATAGTCAATTTAAGGCTATGTGTAGTAATGACAAAGACGCTAAGAATGTAAATAAGGTTAGACCAGCATCATATTACAACGATAGTGACGTTGCGGAGTTCTTTGAACCACCAAAAGACATTGAAAACGACGATTATGTTGAGGTTTTACACTATTATAACAAGGCTAAAGATAGGTATATTGTTGTAGCAAATGACGTAGTAGTTAAGGATATTCCACTACCATACATACATAAGCAGCTGCCTTTTGTTAAAATAGACTGTAAAGAGGTACTAAACCAGTTAAATGGTATGGGAATTCCAGATTCTCTTAAAAATATTCAAGGCGAAGAAGAAATACTTAAGAATCTCGTATACGACAGGCTTCACATAACAGCAAATCCAATGGTTAAGGTTAAAAAGACTATTTATGGAGAATTTTCCAAGTCTTACCAAACGGCAGAACCAGGACTCATGTTACCAGTAAACCAGATGGACGATGTACAAACACTTGATTATCAGTCAATGAATTTCGATATGTTCAGAGGAATTGAAGCATTAGACAGAGACGCTGTACTTGCTACTCAGATAGACCCTGTTCAAATGGGTGTAAACCAGAAATATGTATCAGCAACCACTAGTATGCTCACAAAAGAGCAAATGGACGGTTATATTAGTGCATTAATAGATTTATGGTCAGAATCAATGATAATACTTGCTAAGCAGTGTATATCCCTTATGAGTCAATTCTATACTGTCCCTAGAGTCGATTCAGCTGCAAAAGCTGCTCAAAGTAGACAGATTAGACTCACTGACATAGAAATAAACCCAGAATCAATGGAAGTTAAAGAAACTCGTGGTGAGTATTCTTACTTAAAGATAAAACCAGACTATTTCAA